GGATGCTTCTGGGCTGTCTATTTTAGATGAAGGACACAGCGAATTTCGCACTTATCCGGTTACCGATATCACTTATTCTCGGCACTCAAAGAAGGGCAAAACACCGAGCCTCAGAGTGGATTACTACTCAGGATTAAGGCGGGTTACAAGTGAATGGATTTGCATCGAGCATCAGGGATATGCATGGCAGAGGGCTCACAGATGGTGGCAAAAACGCATCGATTCACCCATCCCCTACTCGGTCGGATTAGCGCTGGATCAGACATCGAAGTTGCGTTGGCCGGACACGGTTACCGTAGATACGAAAGATAAATTTTCGACGATTGTTCGTTACGATTTTAATAAACATCCCCTGTGAGAGGGGGTTGGGTCCCGCCCCTAGCGGGGGCAGCGTCAACACCGCTGCCTGACTAGGGACTTCCCAGCGGAAGGTGGAAGTGAGTGGAAAAACATCCGCAGCCGGAGGCGAAACTAGGTCTTCTCCGAAAGCTCTGGGTACTGGGAAGAGTAGGCCAGATCTTTTTTCGGGACCAGCGCTGATCCGGCACTTAATTTAATTGGGAGGTAGTTCATGTTAGAGATAAGCGAAAAGATGGGCCGCAAAAAGATGGGTCGTCCGTTTGAAAGTCCTCGCAGTCCGGTGGATTTTCAGAGGGTTTGTGAGGTGTTAGGGTTTGGTGATATCCCGCCGAACTTAACAGAAACCTCGCTGATCGATTTATTCAACAACCACACTAACTTTTACCTGCCGCGACTTGAGGATAAAGACAAGCCATTGCTGACTATCAGCAAGCCGCTGGAAGATCGCGAAGAGGAACTGGAGCTATGGCGTGAGGTTGGAATTTTGTCATGAGCGTTCTAGGGTGGCTGGTTGGATTGTTTTTAGCGCCGGTATTTATTTTGATCGGGCTCGCCGCCATTATTATTGAATCGTTATTTGAAGATGAGGGGATTGATTGGGATGAGTAAAGATGACATTGAGGTGATAAAGCCCCCGCATTACACGCAGGGGAATGTTGAGTGCATCCACGCAATCAAGGCATCGTTAGCACACGTTGAAAATGGTTACGATTCTTTTTTAAAAGCCAACGTCATGAAGTATTTGTGGCGTATGGAATTGAAAGGAGCGAAGTTACAGAACATTCAAAAGGCGCTGTTTTATTTAAGAGAACTGGAGAAGGAAAACCTACCAGCCGACTACGGCGTTTATACCCGGAGGGAGGTTGTCAATGAATGATCGACTCTGGTCAATGGACGATATAGCCGAATATCTCAGCGTGAACAAGCAGCTCGTCAGAAGAAAGTTGATTTGCAAAACCACATTTCCAAAAGCAATCGTCCTTCCAACTGGCGGGCCTCGCGGGGCGCATCGTCGCTGGGTTTCTACGGAAGTTAAAAAATGGGTATTAAGACATAAGGATTAAAAACATGACTGTCATGACCAAAGAATTTATCAGAGAGCGCATTAAGATTGCCATTCCATCGTCGCCAATAGCTGTTTTTGCTATCGACAAAGATCATCCAAATTACAAAGATCGCTACAATACATTCAACGCTTTCTTTGCATCTACAGTTATCTCAACGAAGTTGATTGCCTGTGCCAAACAAGGGCTCGGCAATAAATTAATTGGCGTTTACACTAACGGCTCGGTCCGATGGTTTGATGCTGATGTTTTTGAGTTGGAAGTTACGAAGGGGTTGGGATGACGGCCTACTATAACGAATTTGACCCAAAAGCCGCAGCATGGTTACGGCAACTAATTAAGAATGGAGATATTGCAGATGGAACCGTTGACGAAAGATCAATCATCGAAGTCGAAGCAGATGACCTTAATGGATTTACTCAGCACCACTTCTTTGCCGGAATTGGGGTCTGGAGTTACGCACTTAGAAATGCCGGATGGGGCGATGATCGACCTGTCGCAACTGCTTCATTGCCGTGTCAACCATTCAGCGCAGCCGGAAATCAAAAAGGACAATCAGACGATCGACATCTTCTCCCCCATTTCCTCGAACTTGTCGGACAGTGCAACTTTCACACAATCTTTGGGGAACAGGTTGAGGGAGCGATTAAGCACGGATGGCTCGATGATCTATACACAGAAATGGAAAACCAAGACTACACCGTTGGGTCGGCAATTATTGGCGCACACAGCATCGGCAAGCCGCACATCAGGAAAAGAATCTACTGGGTTGCTCAAAGCCGGTTATCCGACACCCAAGACCGGAACCGGTGGACCGAACCACAACTCTCCGGTAGTGATGGCCGGAAAGCATGGGATCAATCTGGAGGGAATGGCTCAGATAGTGGGGTGGCCCAGTCCAACGAGTTCGACAGGGGGGCCGAGCAAGAACCCGGACAACAAGCGAGGGGTGAACGGTGGGAATCCTCTGGCAACTGCGGCATCAATGGCATCGGGATGGCCAACTCCGACAGTGAGGGATTACAAGGACACAGGGGATTTGAGCAACTCGATGGTGAGAAAAGACGGCAAGAGTCGGCTGGACACGTTAGGCAGAGTGACATCGGTAGCCGGGTGGGGAACTCCCAACGCAATGGACACGATGGCAATCAGATCGGACGAGGCATTGGCGAGAGCAAAGGAGAAAGCCGGGTGTGCGAATCTGAAAGACCAAGTGCCGTTGAGTGGCTCTACTGCCGAGATCAAAAGTACCGGCCAATTAAACCCGGCATTAAGCCGTTGGTTGATGGGATTGCCAGAGGCGTGGTGCATAGCAGCGATTCAATCATTACGCCAAACGCAAGCGCTGAAGCGAGGACTATCCGGCTCAAAGGCTACGGCAACGCAATCGTAGCACCGGTGGCAGAGGAATTTATTAGGGCAACAATGGAAGTGATCAATCAAGCCGACTAGCGATTTCAATCGGCGTTGCATTGTAGTAGATCATTAGTGACTTTGGATCTCTATGCCCGATCATTCGGGCGAGGTCCAGTACGTCTAACTTCTGCGCTAGTCGGGTGATCGCTTCGTGCCGTGTGTCGTGGAAGTTGAAATGGTCCATGTCTGCCGCGCCACGATGTTGGCGATAGATCGCTCCGGCAGTGGCTGAAGTGATCTTCATTTGAGCATGGATGACCTTACCAAAAAGATCACCAGCCTTCTTTGATAGTGGTACTTTCCTTTTGTCACCGTTTTTAGAATCGGTCACTTCAACGTACCGCTCACTCAAATGTACACTGCTCGGCACAACCGCACACAACTCACCGAGCCGCATCGCAGTCTCGATAGCTAGAAGAAACAGCACGGCAACCAGATCGGTAGAACTATTTATCTCACCACCGACATAACCCAGAGCATCACACACCCGCTGGATCTCGTCATCGTTAATCCGCTGATCTCTGGGCCTTGGATTCTTGGGGCGGGTCACATCTGAGATTGGATTCTTCTCAACCCATTTCCACTCTATCCTGGCGCGATTGAAGATTACCGACATTAGACTGAGTTCACGATTCACGGTCCCGCCGCCGTTGATCTTCAGTCGCTCGTCACGATATTTGCCCATATCATCACTGGTGATATCATCGAGTCGCATCTGTGCCAGCGGAAGACGCAGCATGGCATTGATTCGATCACCCTCTTGTTTCGAGCCTTTTTTGAGAACTGTAACTTCGTCACGGTATCGAATCAGCGCATCTTCAAAAAGATAATGCGTGATTTCTCCCACACCAGTATCAATTTCAATTTCAGTTTGTAGCGCCCACCCTCTGGCCTCGGTCTTTGTCCGAAATGTCTTTGATTTTCGCTTTCCGTTTACGCACACTGACGCGCGGTAGCGACTACCAACCTTGGTAAAATTAGCCATTTCAGATCCCCACCTGAAGTAAATCTGAAGTAAACCATATCGCTTTTTAACCAGTTTTGCAACGAAAAGTACAAATGGGGTTGCTGGTAGATCAGGCTAAGTGCTTGTTTTTACTAAAAATAACCACTAATACCCATAAACGCACATAATACGTTCAAAGCTCATGGGAGACACCACCACCCCCTGAGTTTACTGGGTTGGCGAGGGTACTGAAGTAAAAGTGAAGTAAGGTTTTTATGAAGTAAATGTGAAGTAAAGTTTTTAGCCCTTCACTTCCCATCTTCCTTTTAACCCACGACTATCTATGTGCGTGAAGGTTTCATACTTTCCAAAACCGTAAGAATCAGGATACCGCTCAAATAAATATTTGTATACTCGATCCGGCGTTACGCCTTTCAAAAGTACGTCTGAGGCCTTCCCCTCAAGATGCTTGGAAAAAACGCTGCCCCCCGATGCAGAATTATGCGATTTACATCTGACACCGGAGGTGACGGTAATGGGTGTATCGAAATGCCGTCGCAGTTCTTCCAATATCTGGATCAGCGTCACATCAACTGTAGGGTCTTTCGACTGTGGACAGGTGCCGCATTGACAAGCGAACTCGCTTCTGGCGAAATGCTGACTAATTTTCTGCACAGGTAATCGCTATAGAGTTAGGGGATAGTGACTTATTAACTGCCTTCCTGATGACAGATCGAGCCGCACCTGGCGCTTTAGAACAGTATTGAGATACCGCTAAATTGGCACCGTGACTAACCAGTGCCACCGTTGAGCAAGCGGTGAGTAGTGGAACCATTATCATAAATACCAGCGCTAAAACAAAATAGCGTGGAAGGGTGATACTGTTATCGTTTTTCATAATTTGGACCCCCGAATAATCTTAGTACAAAATAGATGAGTAAGGCTTTGGTTTTACGCATCCCTAAACCCATCATCGCTTCAAGCAGCACTTCGTCTGCCTGTTTTCTGGTAAACCCTAATTCTGCTGATTCAGCGCTGTATAAATAATCATGAACTACAGAAGGCGCTCTGATTTGCCAGTCGTCATCATCGATGTAGAATTTAGCGAGTCTTGGAACCGACGCGAAGTTGGTTTTAAACCCCTTCGGGACGATAATTTTATCCCCAAGCGAGGTAATGTATGAGAGTCGACTGGTGAGCAAATAAGCGTCTTCCCTTGGTACTGCTTCAATCTTAAGTTTCGTTTTAAACATAGTAAACCCCTAGCCAGTGGTGAAGAAGCCATGTGGCAATGGATGCCCCAGTGACCGCGAGCATTACAAAAACCAATAGCTCATATACGATCTTGAAATACTTCATAACTTCATAACTTTATAGCTTCAATGATCCCCATCTGTGTTGCAATTGCGTACCCGACAGCCCCATACGCACAGGCTTTAATCTGGATCAATTGTCTGTTAATGTCTTGAACCAATTTTTCCATCTCATCCATTCTCGCTCTGTGAACTTTAATTACAGTATCCATTTCTGTGCATTTCTCTGGGGTACTCATCCACTATTCTCCGTTCAGATCTTCAAGCATACTTTTGTAACGCTGGATCATCGCTAGATCTGCTTTGGTGGGATTCTCGACCAGCGATAATTCAAAGATCTTATCTTGTAGATCGTTCTTCCGCAAAGTCGAGAACTCGGAATGCGTCGCGTCTTTAAATTGTTCAAAATCATCGGCGCTCACCCATCGGCTATCTGCCCACAAAAGCAGTCCGACCGACGCGGTAACTATTGAAACTGTAGCTGACATGGCTATCCCTAGAATTGAAAAGTTAGAATCCATTTATTTCCTTATTAAATCGAGTAACCCTTGTGAAGCTGATGGGGCCATCATTCCAGCAGTGTTGGCAGATAATCCGACACTGCCAGGTTTTAATAACCTACCCATCGGGTCCATCCAGGTGTTTGACTCAGATTTACCCAACTGCTTGGCAAGCGCTCTTAATCCAGCGGGATCTAGCGCATCTGTGGTCAACATTCTAGCTATCTCGCTCATCTCAGCATTCTTGGCACCTTGTCGCCAACCAGGATTTAGATTTTCAACAAACTGCGCTAGTGGTTTGGGCTGGATGTTGGGGAGTAAATTAGCCTCATTAGCGAGGTTTTCCGCTGTCTGACTGCCCGCCGTAACGTAAGAGTGTGTGCGTTTCATATCCATCTCGTCGCCGAGTTTTTTCATAAAAATATTAAACTGCTTATCACCTGGGACCCCTTCTGGAAATGTTTCCCGGATTGACCTAACCCCCCTGTTATTCTTCAGCAGATTGTAGGCTTTGTTCCCCGCCATATTCGTAACAGTGGCACCCTCTACGAATCCTCCAAACTTATCGCGGATCTCACTCATCGCCCCCATCCGATATGCAGTCTTTTCAGATTCCGACATAACCTTAACCAAATCTCTAACGTGTTCTGGGAACTCTTCACTAAGAATTTTCCTACCGCTTTCCATAGCGTTCTCTATCGATTTATCTCCCGCAAAGATGTTACGCGCAGTTTTATAATTTGGATTAACTTCATCCATAATATCCAGTAACTTGTTCTTTAGCTCTATGACAGCTCTAGTATTGCTTGAACCACTTTCGCCGGACGCATGGTTGAGCATCTTTCCAATGTCGTTATCCAGTGACTTCTTAATGAAATCTAGGTGACGAGTATCGATAGCAACGATCCTGCCACCCTGTCCAGTCACTAGCTTCCCATCATCCGTAAATCTGACTTTAGGTAAGTTCATGCGCTCGTTGCCAGCTAATTTGTAACTATCTTTTAACGCCTTTTTCCCAGCCGGTGTTCGCAGTATACTGACAAGTTCATCGTTAACCGGGATCTGCTGTTCGTAGGCTTTTGTATAATGTTCGTTAGCCCTGCCTTTCCTAGACGCAATCATCGATTGCATAGTGTCGTAATAACTCCCCTTACCCGCTACCTCGTCAACATCGGCATTGAGGCGACTTAGTGACATTTTGTCGCGTTGGTCAAGATGCTCAGTTATCGCGGTTCTGCCTGGACCTGGGTGCTTCTTGGTAACTCCCGCTAATCCGCGAACGTTCGAGTTCTTATCTGCTAGTGTCAGTGGTTTTTTAGATTTAATCAACGCCTCAATATGTGCGTTGATGTCGGTAACACCATCGTTAGTAAGCGCCTGTCGGAAAGCGTTCCTTCCTCTGCGTCCACCAGTATGTTTTGCCCACGCCTTGGGAGCTACCGCTGCACTAAGATATTCACCGGCCACTGGTGCTGCGGCTCCTAACACCTTCATCCCGGTCTGAAGCGCTCCACCTAGACCCGCACTTGTTAGCGTGTCCCGCACGATATTTTCACCACCAGGCTCGCTATGCCCAGCACCAGCCACGCCACCCAATACGGTTGCGGTTGCGACAGGGTTACTTCTAGCCAGCTTGTTGACTCGATTTATGATATTCATCCAACGAGGTATTCCAGCGATCTGCCCGATGACTGGCGTTGCGAAAGATGCCATCACCTCTTCACCAAGAGCTTTACCAGGATGTTTATCTTGGTAGGCACGGAGCTTGTTGTATTCCTCTTCTCGACCTAATTCTGTTGGACTAACGCCCATCTGCTTTGCTCTCGCAATAAGCTCATCATCAGCAAACCCTCTATAGGTTCCATAGATGTCGTCGCTCAATCCGAGTGTTGGACCCTGTAGGCCAGCTCGGATTGGACCGTAAGAGTCTTCGATTGTTTCCCAATCACCTTCACCTGATGCACTTGCTTCTGATGCGACCACACCAGTCGTTTCCCAGTCTGAATCATTACTCATTGTTTACTCTCCAGAATATGCTTCCCAGCCACCATGACCCATAACCCTCTGCTCACCGCTCTTTTTATTGGTCTGGATCGTGCCAACCGCGACCACTGGTGAGTCACTCTCAGTACCCTTACCACGTTTAACCTCGGCATTCACACTGCTACGCAACGAACTTACAGCTTCATTGAATGGGTTATTGTTAAATGATCTTCTGGCCTTATTCTGCCCTACTAGGAAGGCACCAGGGTGTTGAAACTTAACCCCCTCATTCTCTAGCCAATTCTCCATATGATCTTGCATCGCAATCGCGCGCTGCTTGGAAATCTGCAATGCCTTCAACATCAACATATTGCCTCGTTTAGATTTAGACAAATCTGGTGAGCCTTTGACGATGAAATCCAAATCCTTATCTGTAGGGTTAACACCCAATAGTTTAACTTCCGGTAGGATGATCTTATTAGACTGACCAACGAACGCTTCAGCGTTAGCAATAGCTTCGGCATCAACATCAAATCCGATGGTTTGAAATGCTCTTTTTGCATCTAGCGCATACTCTGCCCCCATTCCTGTGTCAAATCTGCCCGACTCAAGAAGGTCAATCATGTTGTTAATCATCGGGAGTGACTGCCTTGCGCTGCCACCGCTCTCAGCTCCCGCATCCATCGCGGTCTTAATCTGCCCGCCGAAGACATCGGATAGCTGGTTTTTAGGGAAGTTGTTAATAGACATACCAGCTCCACCCTTAATGTCGTATTGGCCTGTCCGAGTGTTCACCTGTAGCAACTGACCTGGTTTTAACGTCAATCCTAGCGAGTCTATCTCCGCTTGCGACGCTGGCCGGAAACTATCCCTATTCATGTTGGAGGCCATCCCCTGAGCAAACGCTTGAGGGTAGCTTTTAGCCAATGCTTGCATAGCTGGGTTCGCCCCAGACATAGCGCTAGATATACTTTCTCGTTGCTCATTCTGCAACCGCAACTTCCGCGCGTTCTCGGCAAGCGCCAGCATACCTTTCGTCGCGCCGACATCTTTACCGGCCAGATTACCGATGATGTCAGCAAACATTGCCATCTTCAGATTCCCTTGGTTTTCCTGGGAATAAGCGTCGAACAATCCGCCACCGATAGGTTGTTGGGCGGGCCGCTGCCGCTGCTGAATTGTCGCTAGGTCGCGCGCAACACTCTCAGGTGGAGGCCCAAACTGTTCAATCAGTTGCCCAAATTGACTCTTAAGCTCATCCGGTGCATCACCAAACATATCTTCCATACTAGTATCTCCTTGATCCGAGTCTTCCACCACCCAATAACCCCCCAGATTGAATTGGCGACCGTCTACTCATGGCTTTAGGCGCTCCGGCAAAGCGAGGTGAAGATATCGCTGGGTAGGAGCGCTGTTGTTTCTGTTGCTGTTTAGGTTTCAATGCGCCATAAACTTGAGAGGCTAAAAGCGCTTTTTGCATTGTGTCGTTGGATGGCATCCAACTACTTTCACCATCTAAAGCACTCCATGTGCTACCCGGTTCACCACTAAGATAAGTGGACCCTTGCAGGGATTCTGGCATCATCATACCTTGCCCTTGAAGCAGTTCTGCCCCCTGTAAATTAGTTCCTCCACTCATAGGTTGCAGCAACCCACTAGGTACTGGGTTCGACAACCCACCATACGCCCCGCCCAATGCGGCCTTACCTCCACCAGACGCTAACGCACCTCCGGCTCCCGGGCCGAGAATACTAGATCCAGTCGCTCCCAGACTCCCAGAACCTAACACACTACCGGCAGAGAGTGACGATCCCAATGCACCAGTGGCCGTAGAACCTAATGCACCGGCAGCACCACCAGCACCAATCGTACCCGCCGCTCCAGCGCCTAATGCTCCAGCGGCCCCAGCCCCAGCCGCTCCGGCAAGTCCGGCACCCGCTGCTCCGGCAGCACCCGCGCCAACTGCACCCGCAGCCGCACCACCCGCAGCCCCTGCACCGACAGACCCGACCACAGAGGATAACGCCGCGCCAACCGCTGCCCAGGTCATGACAACCTCCCTTGCGCTGGTCCATGTTCAAGAGCTAACTCTTCATAGCTCTCAGCTATCACTTCTTTTTCGATCATTTCCATATCTGCCTCTTTACTAAACTTGGTTAAGTGGATGGTTGTCCACACCGTATCTTCTTCAATATAAACTGCTCTCTTCAACCCAACCTCACTGATGAAGGTGCAAGGCGCTTTTAGTCGCTTGGTCCCATGCTCGGTCACTACCGATACCACTCCTTGCGAGATGATATTGATGTGTGAGTGTTTGTGTATCTTCCCAATCACGACGCTGCCCTTTGGCATGAATAACTCTCTCGCGTAGGTCGTGTGGCTAATACCCTCGATGGGAGGCGCGAAGTAATGTGACAACTTACAATCTTTTAAACAATCCTCTATATCGCCAGAGGCGACACGCTTCGTCATCTCATGTTCAAGCGATTGGATACTGTGGCGAAAAGTAGAGACATCGCCACCAGAGATTAGTTCTTCTAAAGCGTTAGCCACGTTTTAGCCCCTCAACTTCTGATTTGAGGTCTTTAACCGCTTCAAGCAATACGCCAACCAGCGCCTCATAGTTGACCCGCTTATAACCTGTTTCAACGTCAGTGTTAACAAGGTGTGGCGCGATCAACTCGACCTCTTGGGCCATAACTCCACCGGTGGTAACTTCTGGCCGCGACTTGAAGTTGTATGCGTAACCATTGAGCTTCGTGATATTGTCTTTTAACCGCACATCTGAGAACGTGTCAGCTAGGTTCTGCCAGAGATCTGGTTTGGAGCTATCATCTCTAGTCACGCCCTTGGTAGACGTTATTTGTGGCGTAAGTCCAAAAGCGCCCTGCACGATTTCTAGTTGTCTCAGAGGGTGCTGCTGTTCTTCTAAGAACTTAGCATACTCCAGATCCAACTCTGACTGGGCCATCGCCCGCTTCTCGCTACCAACGTCAGATAACATCTGTGCATCACCGAATGCTTGGTCCCGCTCTTGTCCAGAAAGTCCAGCGAGTAGCTGTGATGCGCTCTGCTGCTGTTGATTCGCGTCAAGACCCGCCGCTTGGTTGGCTAAATCACCTTGCTGCATCAAAGCTGAATCGCCCATGAATCCTTGCATTGCTGTGTTGAATCCTTGGTCACGAAGTTGAGCTGAGATCTGTCCCATCTCATCAGCGAACCCTCGGTTAGTTTCAGACTCCGCAATGCCATGCCGACTCCCACCAAATGCGTTAGCGGCCTGGGCAGATCCACCAATATCACTCATCATCATCTGGCGTTGCCGTTCCATGTCTTGCATAGTGGCATCAATCACTTCGCCGGTATATGGATTTAAGTAGTCTTCAAAAGTCGAACCCATCGTTCGGGTGTTCACAGTGTCCGGAGAGTATCCAGCAGAGGTGTTAGCTGTTGATAACGCCCGCCCTAAAGTATCGTAACCGGTGCCTACGGCGTTTTCATACCTGTCGAAACCTTGCAGTTGAAGGGGGTCAAACTGAGCTAAGTTTTCACCCTGGTAAGGTGAATACTCTTCCCCAGCCAACTCGTCGGCCATTCCATACATTTCAAGCCACTTTTCCCTTACTTCTGGATCCATCTTCTGAACAGTGGTCTGGGTTGAATCACCCCCGCCCCCACCACCCTTACCTCTGAACGTCAAAAACGCTAAAGAAGGTAGCAGCACATAGATCGATTTCTTCAGCATTTTCATCTTATTTCCTTTTCGTAAATTGTATAAACTTTCTCATAATTCCATCGTTGTTTTAGCATCCGTCCCATCGAATCTCTCACCGCACATTGCATCGCCGTGCCACCGTTTTTATTAACCCACTTTTCGACATCCGCATAAAGCTCATCCGGCATAGCGTTGCTGCCCGCCCATGCGGTAATGAAGAAGATGCGCTTGCCTGGGGTCATTTTCCATTCACCCACGATTACACCAATCGTGTCACCGGATAAATCAATCACAATGATCGCTGTGCTACTGCCGTTGATCAGTGATACTTTTGCCTGTTCGACAGACCCCTCCCCACTGCCGTGTGGCGAAACATCTTCTAGGAACGGCACCATCTTAGGCCACGCTTGGTGGACATGAGTGACTGGCACTTCGAGTAATCGCATATCAGCTTTCACCCTTCTTCCACCCCTCGAATGTCTTCTTCGCGTGAAACGTCTGATAGATTTCTTCGGTCACATTAGCCGCGTGGTCGATCCCACCAACTATCCTCGCAACGGTGATGATGATCTGCTCACCAATCTCACGATAAACGTAAGAGAAATGTTGTTGGTTATCATCCCCATCTGCCCAGTTGTTTGACGCATTCCAGATAAAGAAGGATGCGCTCATCACTGGCGCGAGTTCTGTTCGATACCGTTGGTAAAACGCATTAGCTGGAATATCAACTAACACCAAGTGCATCAATTTTGCCATCATCTTGCTAGAGTAGCTTTCTGGGCCTTTGTCTCGATCCACAAAATCATCCGCAATGTGATAGCTGAGTGATAGCATACTAAGAAACTCAGCCGCACTCTCATTTCCTCGGCACCAACGCATCATCAGTTCACGTTCGCTCACACAACCACCGTTGAAAGTGTGCCGGAGTTATTCACCGAAAGTGCATAGCGCGTTCCGTTCGCAGAAGTTAAAATTAGCCTTCCATCGCCAACCTCGATATCCCGATTACTTTTCAAGTTGCTCTGTGAGTCCAGCTCGATCAGCAGATTGCGCTGCGACTCGTACGGCACCGAGTAATCACTTGGTGGTCGTGGTAACTTCATCGACGACCTCCCACCTTACCTTCTAGTCGCATTTCACCCACACGCCAATCTGTATTCCGAACCGACTGAACGCGCATCTTCACTTGTCGTCCAGTAAACCTGACCGATGTCGGGTTGGCCATCGCAAAAGGTCCATATTCTCGCTCGGTATCGGTTGGGTGAAATCGGGTTTTGAATTTCGCTTCCACATCGCCTAGAGTATTTTCATCTGGAATCATGCCGGTGACGTTCATCACGTTCTCGCCGTTACTGATTTCTAATGGCCCAGACTCAGCATACGGAATCCTAGAATCGTATGTAAATCCAGTTTCATGCTCATGAACATAACTATCTGTTCCAGCGAACAGTGGTGACCGGAATACGGTTCTATCCACCCCAGCGGTACGGTCTAATTTACCTACGTTCCAGTGGTTCTCCAACCAGTTCCAGGTGACGTAACTGTCACACTCGATGGAGCCATCTGAGGGGTAAAACCACCACACCTCGTTAAACTGGTTATTCAGCAATCCATAAACTTTAGAGCGCTGATCTTCGTTGATGTCGTTGAAGATAAAATCAGCGACATCAGACTCCAACGCTTTGACGTATCCGTCGTAATAAAAGAACGACTTTTTCCCCATCCAAACGGCCATCGTGTCGGTGCTGACCAGTGCTTTGGGACCGATAATTCCACACGATGATCCAACTCTTTCAAAACCATACACATACGGCGCACCCTGATAGGTTGCTGCGTGAGCATCGGTTGAGGTAAGAATCAATGTCTGACCCCTTACCCTAACGCCACACTGGATAGCTCCATCAGTAATCAGGTTGATGTCGCCCGCCTGATTAGTGGCACTGGGTGTCCATGTGGTGTTGTCCTCCTGATCTGACCATTGGATTTTACGATTGTTACCACCAGCGCCTAGCGCAAACAGAAACCGTTCCGAAGTCACCACTAATCCCTGGTTATTTATAGGTGCGTTTGCCACTACCGCAGCCGCGGTTGCGAACACCAATGACCACTCGTATATTTTGCCGTCCTTCGTAGAACACCCGACTAGTTTCTCGCCCCAGTTGTCCAATGACCAGGTGGTTGTGGGTTGGTACGTTGCGGTATCTGGCCGTGTTGTTCCGTAGTTGTGTTTACCGTAAAGTTGCGATCCATAACCTGTTGCTTTGAAGGCATCAACATCTCCAGTCGCAAGGGCTGTCGGGGTGATGTTGTACATGGTGTTATCTTCACCCATGACATATAAATTAGAAGCTGTACCGATGGCCATCTTCCTGTCACCGGAGTTGTCGCCCCAAGCCAACATCGCTCTGGCCTTGTCGCTGAACGTTGTCGTAGTGTGTTGTCGCCAACCACCAACTGGACGCATCGCCCCCTCATGCCAGCGCACTAAATCAGCATCTGACCACCGCCCTTTAGACTGGTACCCGGTGCCGTTTTTATAAACACCGGGTGGTATTTTGATCGGTAGGATTGGCATCTAATTCTCCAGTTTAAGCGGTACGCTTCCACATATATACTGTGATATAGGGCTGCAAGTTATCATGAGGAAGACCACCACCGGCCGTATCGGTGTTGATTCCGTTCGAGTACGTCCGATTACCGTTGGCGGCACCGCTACCATGCTGCAATACGCCTCCAGCGGAAGTTGTCACAGCCTGTCGATGACTATGACTTGGTATCTGCGTAGTATCCAGTGTCACCGTTTTCGCACCACCAGTTTCTTCGACAGTATCAAAGTCTGTATCTGATGAATCAACACCAATAAGAACCTTACCAGCGCCAAAGGAAACCCATGTCGTTCCACCAACAGCCGCTACTACTTCTGCGGAGTCGGCATAAGCTGTAACTGTTGTGAATACAGCACCTACTGGATAAACCAAAGCTAATGCAGTTTTAACAAAAGCAGTTGTAGCAACCTGTGTTGTATTCGTCCCAGAAGTAGCAGTGGTTGCGCTGAAATCCTGTGTCGCTGACCCAGCTAGTTGTGCCACACCTGTCAAACTAGCCCCACTAATCGCTGGCAAGTTGCCCGACAATTTAGTCGCGTCAATCGTGCCACCGGTGGTCAGGTTCCCTGATGGGTTCACCGTTACCAGTTCGTGGTTCGCTATGCCGAGATTCGTTCGGGCAGTAGCAGCACTTGCCAAGTCAGATAAGTTGCTTGCCTTGACTACCGCAGCATCAGCGACATCTGATACCGACTTGATGGTGGTATCGATAGTCGTGAGGCCATTATTTATCTTGGTACCCCAAGAATCGCTTGATGCGCCAACCTCTGGGCGTACTAGCGAGTAGTTCGTTGTTGTAGTATCGGCCATTGTTATGCCCCTCTGAGTTCGGCAATTTCTTCTTCAAGTCGTGCAATTTCTGCGATTTTCGGGTCCACCCAGTCAGTAACTTCTGCCCAAGTTGTGCCGTCAAATGTGTATCGGTTGCCTTGCCAATTATCCGGTGGCGTTACGTTCTCATGAACGTCAGCATTGTCAGAACCCATGTCGCCAATAATAAAATCTGGTGTTGTGATTTGAGTCGCAGACAGTGTTAATTCAGCGCTATCATCAAAGATGTAAGGTGAAATATGGTTTTCTTTTCGTGTAATTGTTTTCATAATTAACTCTTAATTAGAATTTCTGTGGCTGAAAGAGCAACGCCGACAGACACCGACGGTGAGTCTGCTGTCGTTGCAAGTGTGCCGTCAGTCTGAACGTAATAGTTGCTGCCTATCGTCATCCCCGACTGCGCGTCATCTGTTGCACCGATGACTTGAATAGTAGCAGTTGCCGCGTCTGCATAAGCACCATCTGAGATACCGATGAAGTTGTCTGCGGTGAGGTTTGTTGAAGTCGAAGTTGATAGTTGACCAACGACAGTTTTTCCGTAACCATTATCCCCTTGATCAGTATATGATGTAATAAACTTACCTGATGTGTTTGGGTCAGACGCTATGTCGAGGCCGCCGGTGTTTCCCGCGTTGAATGTCTGCACCGTACCCATTGTGACAGTCGTCCCAGAAACTGTGCCGAGATTTATAACGCCTTGTCCAGTCGGTGGGCCATCAGTCCGAAACGCAATTATAATTTTGTTACTTCCTATAAATTCCGCGACTAAACCCCAGGTATCCCCTGTCCACACGCTATTCGATGAGCCATACGATGGAACTGTTCCAGTCACCGTGCCAATAAGTACCTTGGATAGTGGATCTGTTCCAGTTCCAGGGCCATCCTCCCGATAACTCACCATGAATTTACCAGCGGTATCGGGATCAAAATCAACCCCGATATCTACGACCCAAGCCGCGGCAGTGCTGAAGGCTACCTCCGACCCAAAAGTAACCGTTGTGCCTGTCGTAATTGTGCCAACAATCGTATATCCGTCGTTACCGGATTCGTAACCGACTACAAACTTACCGGCAGTGTTGGGATCGAAAGCTGCACCAATATAAGTTGTGCTAGAGGATTTGAATGTGTACGGAGATCCTGGAGTTATGACCCCAGTAGTATAATTTATCGTGCTAACAAGTACACGACCGTAGCTCGAACTCCCCTCATCTGAGTAGGCAACTAAGAATTTACCAGCAGTGTTAGGATCGAACTCGCAGCTTGGCCACGAAACTGCACCTGTCGAGTCCAGGGTATATTCCGACCCAAAAGTCACCGTTGTGCTGGCTATTGAGCCAACTACCGCTTTTAACTTATTTGAATCCCCCACATCCTCATACACCACAACAAACTTACCAGTCGTGTTTGGGTCGAAAGCGATGTGTATCCATTCAGAAGTGCTGGCTGCATTAAAAACTACTTCGGACTCGAAAGCGGGGGTCGTGCCGGTAATTGTGCCTAATCTTACTGTGCCATAGTCGGAGTTGCTTCTATCCATATACGCGACAACAATCTGATCAGCGAGATTAGGGTTATAAGCAACTGCGGTACCAAAAAGAGTATACGACTCAAAAGTGACTTCACTTCCGGCAGTGATCGGGGTGCTAATTCCTGTCGTTGAGGCGACTGTAGCAACCTTCCCATCAGATCTCAAAATTACCTTATCACCATTGGCAATGGCACCTGCTGCCACTGCTGTAATGGTCCCACCGGAACCTCCACCACCTGTAGAGGCAGTCGGAGCAGTAATCCTAGCTCGTATGACTGCATCTGCTGCCGTTTTATTAATCAGTTTTGTAGTTGTCGAAGACGCAAATTGTACGTCCCAATCATCGAATGATTCTAGTTGCCAGTAGGTTGACGCGGTTACTGAGGTTAGCCCTAACTGAACAGAGACATCTTCCACAGCAGTCGTTGTGTGATCGGCGGTAACAGTTACTATCGCTGTTGATGAGTCATTATAAAAAACAAGAGACAGATCAGACTGCCGACCATTCCAGTAAGTGGTGTCTGGGGTCGTCACAACCGTAAAACTATTTATATCAATTGGGTTGTCAAAGATTATCGTAACATCTGCTGATGTGACTTGACAAAACCAATAGCCATCGGTGGAATAATCCGTTGCTCCAAGCGTTGGGTCGATCGCATTACCCGGAGGATAACTAATATGACTATTGGTAGCTGAGATTGTTGCCCCACCACTATATGATGTTTCTGAACTGTTACCCGAGCCACTATCTGTGCGAGTACCCAAGGTGATAGAGCTATTTGTGTAGTTGGAATCTGAGAACAATCGTAACTTACCAAAACCTGTCGAGTTGTTTGTCCCGACAGCCTCGGCACTTATGATAATCTTTTTTGTTTTATGGGATGAAATTACCCCACCCGCAACATTAACCTTCTTCTCTATATAAACAGACCTTAACTCCCCAGCGTCTGCCGCATGGGTTAATAATAACGTCTTATCATCAACGACCGTTATATCAGTCGCAGCAGTAGCCGAAGTTGTAGCCTCAGTGCCGTCATTATCGTAATCATACGCGGTAGAGGTCGAGTGGTTATCCCAGATTATACCCGCTGTCGTACTGCTCCCCCCACCAGCGGGGGTTGCCCAAGTACCATCGCCCTTCAAAAACTTAGTATTGTCAGTTGCAACCGGTGCGGTTACCATCCCCGATGCACCGGCAGCCGAACCATCAGCACCGGTGAAAGTTGATGCCGTTTTATTTAACTGTGCGGCTGTTGCAGTAACGGCAGCGGTGACATTAGGAAGTGTGTTCTTTAAAACATTCTTCACCCCCCGAATATGCTCGTCACCATCGCTGACGCTGTCCGTTGCCAC